GGTTTCGTTTCTGATGCTACTGAGATAGCTAATTTTGATAGTAATGGAATAACTATTTCAAGTGGAAATATAATTATTCCTGACAGTATTATCCATAATGGTGATACAGATACAAAAATTAGATTTGGAGCAGCTAATACTTTTTCAGTAGAAACTGGAGGAGCAGAAAGATTAAGTTTAGGAGCAACGACAGTATTTAATGAAACTGGTGCAGATGTAGATTTTAGAATTGAAGGTGATACAGAAGCAAATTTATTTTATGTAGATGCTGGTAATAATCGGGTTGGAATAGGTACTTCAACTCCAGAACAGATTTTCCATATACATGGAAGTAATAACGGAGCTATTTTATCTCTTTTAAGACTTACAAATGCTGGTGGTTCTGCCAATACTGAAGCAAGAATAGAATTTGAACTTGGTTCATTGTTTACTGGTTATATTGGTCAAACCCATGACTCAGGTGATGCAGGATCACTTGTTTTCGGTAATAAAAGTTCTGCTGGTGCTGCGCCAACTGAAAAAATGAGGATAAATAAAAGCGGCAATATGGCAATCGGTATAATCTCTCCAGCAGCAAGACTTCATATTTATGGAAATGGTCACTATGTAACGACAGATTCAGGTAAAGCCACAAATGGTATTCATGTTCGTGGAGCTGGAGGAAACTCAGGTGAATTTGGTGGTGCAATTTCTTTTAGTTGTGGTGACGCCAACTCTTCTTCTGCGATTGCTGCTGTACAAAATTCAAATGATTCTGATGTAACTGGATTATCATTCTTTACTCATGATTCAACTGATGGAGCGGCAGATGCTGCAGAACGTATGCGTATAGATTCGTCTGGAAATATTGGTATAGGTACAACAAGTCCTGATAGAACCATTCATTGTCATAACTCCTCAAATACAACAAATGTAAGAGCTAAATTTTCTAATGGAACTACTGGTGAAGGTGCTAGTGATGGTTTTGAAATAGGTATCAATGGTAGTGATCCAGCACAAGCAGTTTTAGTAAATTATGAAAACTCACCAATGGCATTTTTTACAAATGGGTCAGAACGTATGCGTATAGGTTCGTCAGGAAGGCTGTTTGTAGGAACTACCTCTACTTCGTTAGGAAGTAGTGGAGTATTTGGTGAGTTTTGTTTACGAGGTGGAACAGAAGGTGCTGGGATACATTTAGCAGACAATGACGCTAATGTTCATGGTGGATTGTTTACTTCTGATATTTCAAACGCAATGTTTATCAGAACGATAACAAATCACCCAATGGTGTTCAGAACTAATAATACAGAACGTATGCGTATACATTCATCGGGTATTGTAACCATGACAAGTACCCCAGCATTCCAGGCAAAAGGTTTAAGTAATGCTGCTAGTAGTTCTGCAACAACCAATGCTAATGAATTTTTGGTATTTAGCACTGTAAATCTTAATCAAGGTGGTGACTACGACAATTCAAATGGAAGATTTACTGCACCTGTAGATGGAATGTATTTCTTTACTTGTATGATGTTGGTAGATAATAGTGCAAATACAGATGCAAATTATTTGTTTTCATTAACTAAAAATGGGTCAACAAGCACTTTTATAAGGTTAGGATATGACTTTAGAGTGTCTGGAAGGAATGGCGAGTATGGACCACATATGAGTGGTTCTGGTGCAGTAAGTTTAGATGCAAACGATTATGTACAAGTATATAACCATGTTGCAGGTATGCATACAGGTGGGGAAGCGGTATTTACTGGATTTTTAATAGGTTAGAAAATATATTAGCTTACGGAATAACATTCGTATATAATGAATATATAAATAAGTCACATTATGGATTATACAATTACTTTGACGGACGTAGAAAAAGATTCTATGGATTATATAACAAAAGATATTGATGAATGGATTACAAATGCTGCAAAAAATAGAGCAAGAAAAGCAAAAGATGTGATTATTTCTCTTAACACTGCACACTGTAACGCAAATAATATATCTATTGCCGTAGGAGAGGCTGCACAAGTTGCACAAGCTTATTCATTAGGTGTGGTAAAAACTGCTGCTGATGTAGAGAAAGAAACCGAAGTTAAATAAATACTTTAAAAAATGCAGAAAATTTTTAACGCTATTGCAGTTGCATCAGGAGTTCTTACTCTAACGATAATAGGAGCTGGTATCTACGGTTATAAATACATAACCAGCGATAATTTTGAAAAGATGATCAAAAACAAAGTTATGGGAGATATTCAGAATGTTCTTCCTAAAGCTATAGAGAGTGAGTTACCAGACACCACAGGAATCTCTATACCCTTCTAATGAGTATCCCAGATATAGATATACCAAATATATCTATACCTCATATACCAGTTCAAGTAATAGAGCCAGTAAAAATATTTGGAGATTATGTAGTTCATCCTTCTTTTAGTGAGCCATCTCTTCTGCTACCTGGCTGCTATAAAACTCATCGTGATGCCAGTAGAAATTCTAATCTTGTAAATGATGATCCCAGAGGTACGTTTTGGAAGTGCCCTTGGGGTGAATTACCAGAGATAATGCCTCTTCAGTTTGATAGATCTAAAATGATTTATTCAAACGATGTAAAAGAAGAAAAGAAAACAGAAGAACCTGTAATAGTTAAAGAAGAACCAAAGACAGAAATTCCTAAAAAAGAAGAAAAAGAAACATTTTTTCCTCCATGTCCAGATCCTAATTCAAAGCTCAGAGTGGGCTCATTTGCTAATGAGAAACGCTTAGAAAAAGTTAAGGAATTTAAGTACAATGAATCAAAGACAGAATGCCTAACTATCTGGGAAGATGTGACATATGTTGATCAGTGGCTACCAGAGCCAACCCTAGTCATAAACACGGTAATAATAGCTTCTATAGCTGCTACCAGTCCTGCTTTAATAAATATTATTAAGGGTATTACGAAGAATATTATGAAGAAAATTACTTCTTCTCAGGGATCGAAAAAGAATGATAATGCTTCTCAATCTGATTAGGTTTTGGAGTTAAATATACGTCTTTACATACGTTATAAAAAACAGAATCTTTTCTAACATTTATACCTTTTTGCTTTAATTCACCACAATGTTTTACCCTTGCAACATGCCATTCTAATTCTAAATTCTTAAGCTTTTGATTTTGAATACCTATTTGAGTTGAAGCTGCATCCTTACATAACTTACCCAGTTTACGATCCAATGGGATACTAAAATTTAAGGTGATTCCTGTTCCAATAGAATAAGAATCTTTGTTAGTGCCTGAATAATTTTGTTGATAATAAAGAATTTTTCCTGGATTATCTGGTGTTCCATCTCCTATTGGATTACCACTATCATCAAAATCTCCTACAATATCAGTAGGATCGTACACTGGAGTATCATATGTGTGGTGAAAAGGTTTTTGAAAATTTGTATTAAATGTTGAGAACGGAGTGATATTCATCATAGGTCCCTGACAGACTATGTTTCCACCATATTGATTGGTATGAAAACTACCATTATTAACATTGTAATTTTGATTTGTAACTGATCCTGTATTTGATTGACTTACTGCATTAGCTAATACTGATGTTGGAGAAAGAAGTATTAGTAAAGCTATTTTTGAAAGATTGACTGCGTTACTTGAGTGCTTTCTACTTCTATTGTTCGATTTATTGTTGTCACATTTGATAGTCCTGGACCCATGTAACTTTCCGTTAGTTGAAAGGCAGCTCCGTTTTCTGTTTGTTTGAAGGTTGGTTTTGTATTGAAATCTAAACCAGTCCATGAGTAACTAACTCCATCTGTAGTTCCATTTGTTTGAACAGCACTTGGTATCATACTACCGCTGTCTTGCAGCTCTACGCCAGTCCCAGACACACTATAGGTATATCCTGAATTATAGTCTTTCGAAACGATTGATTCAACTATAGTTTGTTTCGTTGTGGTAGTAGAATTCATAGTCCCTGTTGTGAAGGCACCTGTGATAGGTGAAGCTTTTAAAGGGACAGGTAAAAATATAAGTAGCAATAACAGCCGTTTCACTATTCCAAGGTCAACCCGACGACAAATTGTCCAGTTACCGTAGTGCCTGCTCCTCCAGCAACTATTGTTAAATCATTTTTAGTATCAATAGTACCTGCGAGTGATCCTGCTGTTCCTGCACTTGTACTTGTAAGATCACCGAATGGGCTTGTCTCACCAACTGTTAGGCTAGTTGCTACCGTATCTCCGGCAGTGTAACTACTCGAAAAAGAGAAAGCGTCACCGTCAGTTAACTGGCTTGCGGTGATTGCTGTATAAGCATTTACGCCATTTGTGGCTGCTCCTAGACCACCTACGCTGCCTGCGGTTGTTCCATCGGTAGTATTAACCCCAGAGCCACTTATGCTCATAGAGTTACCTATACGGTCTGCAGCGGTTGCTGCTGCTGAAACCTCTAGCTTTACTGATGAGCTGATTGAATGATAGATATCAGCTTTTACACTAGGGGTTAACAAGATTATTAATAGTGGAAAATACTTTAACATTTGACTAAAACTAGGGCTTAGTACCTATAAGTTTACATGAGGGTAAACTTAGTATGTATGGGATAAAAAAATGACAGAAAATCCAAAAGAAAAGAAAGGTGTTTTCGCAAAAATAAAAGAAAACATAGATGACAAAGAAGAGCAGATAGCTTTTATTTCAGTCATTGTCAGACTGGTTGTACTCGGCTGGTCCGCATTCATCGTAA